AATTTTGATTTGATTTTGGCGTTATATCTCCAACACCACCATTACCCTTTTCTTGATTTCTTTTTTGTTGTTCTTCTATTATAGAAAAATATATTTTTCTTTCTGACGGTGATATATTTAATATATATGATGGTGGTAAATTAAAAGATGATAAAATGTAAATTTCTTGGTATAAAGATCTTATATCATTAGAAAAAAACATTTTTAAATGTTCGACAAAATTTAAATTATAATAATTAAATCTTTGTTCTTCAAATAGTTGTATATCAAATAATAAACTTTCAAATAAAACTTTTAACCCATTAACTATTTTATCTTGAAGACTATTTCTTAAATTTACACTAATTTTATTGCACATTTCTATTTTATCTTCTGAAGAAAATTGATTAAAAATAATCTTTTTATTTTTAATTTTTATATATTCAACATATTCATGAAACGAATCCAGAATAACCTCATAGTTTTTTTTGTCTTTACTGTTCAACTCATAAAAAAAATCTATAGAGTTAATTGAAGGCCAACTTAATTTAATTTCTAAATTTTTTTCTTGAAAAAGTGAATTACTTTCATTTTCAAAAAATTCTCCAATCTTATAAAGATTTAAAAGATATTTTTTTAAATCAATTTCAACTTTTGTTTTATCTTTTTTATTTTTTAATAAAAATTCTATTTTTCCACCCACACTAATCATTCTAATTTTTAAAACTAATAAAACAAATTCCAAAATACTAATTTTATTTAAAATTAATTCATCTTCCAAACATTTTGATATAATTTTTTTTAAATAATTAAAATATAAAAATAAAGATTCAATTTGACTATCATAATTTATACCAGCTTTAGCTAATAAAATTTGTTCTTGTGTGTTTAGTTCTCTAAAATGAACTTTTTGTTTACTGAAAGGTAAATCTATTGTGTAGTTGTATAATACCATCATTTAAATTTATGGTAAAGACATTAAAGTTCCAGTTTCTTCATCTAAAATACCATATCTATCATACACAAATTTAACTTCAGAATATTTTAATCCTTCTTCTGTATATGAATAAGTTTCGCCGCCAATAGATACAGGAGCCAAATTATAAAATCGATATACTTTTCTTATACCCATTTTTCTATAAGAACCTGTCTTTGCATACATAACCACATCAGCAAAATTAGCTTTTACATAGTTTTCGGAGTTAGTTGATCGCGCCACTAAACCATTATAACCAACCGTAATTAACCAAGGACGAATAATTAAATCTAGAAAAGAAGCATTTGTTTCTAAAAAGGTAACGTTTAAACTAGGATATTTATCTCGATTGTTTAATGTCGCAGGTGCTTGAAATCCACCATACGTTAATCCTTCATTTCCACCATTTATAGTTTCACTAGGAAGAGTAACTTGTCTAGCAAACACACAACCCGTCATTATATTTGTGGTATATTGGTACTTTCCATCTAATAGTGTTTTAGTAACGTTTTCGTTTAAAGACCATGCCGTTCCACTTTCTCGATTTGTAAGTCTTTGTTGAAAATTATTTCTAAGTGCATTTACTGAACTAAAATCAAAATAAATCAACCACTGACTAGCTAAAGCTATTCCAGTAGGCCAACTTCCTAAAAGATCTAAATAATAAGAATATGGACTACGGTTATTAGCCGCTATTGCTGGTAGTACTGCCATAATACTATTTATGGCGGATTATAATATTATCGAGATAATCTCCAATATTGATAAGCCAACGTTGCTTGTTGTTCGAGGATTTCTCCAGCACTTGTTAAGTTTACTGTTAAATCTCCTACAGCTTGGCAATAAGCACCGAATAAGGTGTAAGTGCGAAGAGGGTTTCCTTGTTTATCAATTAATGTTAATATAACTTGATTTGAAGCATCTTTACTTGGAATGTCATACGCACCCGTACTATCTTCATCATTGAACACTTGTTGTGTCCATTCTTCAAATTTTCTTCTAATTGATAAACTTTGAGGAACTCTAAACGTTACCTGCCAACCACTACTGTTTGGGTAGTTAGCTGTTCCAGGAACGTTAAATACCAATCCCATAAATGGGACCTGAACGTTTGTTATTGCGCGTCCTGGCAATGTTGTACTGGTTACATAAACCAATTCGTCTGTTGTGAATCTAACTCCTCCGAGAGATACGACTCTGAATAAATTCTGACGCGCAAAATCATTAGCAATTGCACTATCGTAGAAGTTTTCAATTCCTTGTTGTTCGAGTAATCCTGCCATATATTATATTTATCTCCTTATTCTATATTTTTGATTAACCATTAAGTTCAGCGAAATCAATTCCTGTTCTTGTGGCGATGAAGTCTGCTAATACAAATTCAGCAGTTCTTACTGGTTTAATGTAAATCGAAATTTTTAATTCGTTATTGTCGATTACATCTGCTGTATTGTTTCTTTCATCACAAATTAATTGATAATCATAAAGACCATCGTTTAATTTTGCTTTGTCAAATGTAGGAATCAATGCACCCTTTAATCTGTTGCGTGTAGCAAAAGTATTTGGTTCAAACACAAAGTATTTAAGCAATGCTTGTGTTTCTTTTTCAAGTGTAAGGAACAATCTACGAACGTTAACTCTGTCAAATGCAGATGGTTTACGATACATTGTTTTTTGTCCATAAATGACATATCCGTCATTTGAGAAAAATGCAATAGGATTGACATTCATTTTATACAATAGATCTCTTTGTTTCTGTGTTGGATTAACACCGATATCTGTTACATTATTTAATGTACCTCTATTAAAACCAGCAGGTGCAGACCAAGGGAATGCTGCCTGTGATGTTTCAGCAAAAACAGCAGCAATATATCCAGAGTTTGGAACCCAAACTTGTTTATTTGTTACTATATCATTTGTTTTAAGCCAGTTTCCATAAGCAGCTACATAACTACTTTGTACAGAACTAAAAATATTTTTTAGAGGCCAATAAATGTCTGTTGAGAATATGTAATTTTGTTTTTCGCTTGTTTTTGAGTTTTCACCTTGAACAAATATATATCTTAAAGGATCAGCAATAAACACATGATCTTTTTTGGTTTTATCTGCTAAAACTACGAACTGATTAACAACATCAATATAAGACTGATATAAAGTACCAGTTGGTGCTGAACCATTAGTAGATTTAATGGTACTAATGTTTACATTATATGTCTCATCAAATATTGTTCTAGTATCTTCAATAGTAGGATCTAATGAGCGCATTCTAGCACCAGCCCATATGGTTGATAAACCACATTCAGCTACAACATCGATGTTCATCTCATCATCATTTTCGATTTTTCTTAAAATGCGTTGTAATTTAAGAGGAACGTTTCCTACTTCTTTAGCTGAAAAATCTGTATCAGATGTATAAACACCTATTGAATAAAGATTTTTAGCAGCACCAGAAACTCTAATTGATTTAGTAGGATTACCATCATCAGAAATCCAAGATCCTCTTGTGGAAATATATGGATTTGTGAAAACTTTCAAATTATTTGAAGAGTTATTGATTACAGTATCAATATAAAAGCTATCTGGTGTTCCGCCACCAGGATTATTCTGAGTTCTCTTTGAATAAAGAGATCCAGCAAATCCTTCGGCAACACTATAATCTAAAGTTACAGTATCTTGACCATATTGATTCGAATTAATTTTGAATAAAGTAATTAATAAACTATCATTAAACGATCTTGTTCCAAAATCATATCCAATTGGATAATTTTCAATTGTTTGTGAAATACTGGTTCCTCCAAATGAAGAGTATGATTGTGTCAAGCTAAAATTTAATCTTGTTTGTGGAATAGAAATATAAGATTGTGTTTGATTGTTATTAATTGTATTAACAGATTTAACACCAGTTACAGCCGTATAATCGGTTGCAGGATTTACTTCTGAATTATCAGCAATACTGATATAATATCCTTCATATAAATTATTGACTGTTGTTTTGGAATTATTTAGAATAATTAAACCAGCTTTACCAATTTCATCGAATCCATTAATTGTTGGACTATATGAAGAAAACCAACGAATATCATTTTGTACAAGTTTTTCATATTGCTCTTCTGTGAGAAGCATTGAAATCGGTTCTTCTAAAACATAACTTAAACTTGTTTCATAGTTATTTGTAACCTGTCCAATTAATGAAATAGTTGCATTAGCAACTGCGGCGATAGATGGAGTTCCGCCTATTATTTGAACGGATGGTGCTGTAACATACCCATATCCAGGATTAGTAATTTCAATTGCTGCCACACCCGAAA